GTGGCATTCATCAGCACTGGTCACGTAAATACGGTCCTGGTTAGTACCAGCACCGAGGTTCGTCACACAGTTATTGTCCACAATAGCCTGAAGACCATTGGGCAGAATACCACGCGCACCCTTGTTATAGCCAACCTGGTTATTCAACACCGGGTTCCACTGCGCATAAGAATTCGCGGCGAACGGGTGGTTAGCGGTCAGCTCGGCGGTCAACCAGTACCACCGGCGGGAGTGCATGACGGCGATGTTCGGAACCGCCTGTCCCAGCAAGGCGGTCTCCACCGCCGACGTCGCGCCGACGATCTTGCTGTAGGCGAGGTCAGCGGTCGGGGAACCGGTGGTCCACGTGTTCGTGGTGGACACAGCGTCCAGACCGGTCGTCGCCTGGTTAACCAGCGTGTTGTCAAGCACAGTCGCGTAGCGCCGGAAAAGGTCGTTCATCACGACGCTTTCGATACCGGTACCACGATCGATAGCCTGGCGAGAAAGAGTCTGCTGACCGGCGGCCGTTTGCACGTTCTCGGTAAGCAACGTGTCAGCCATGTTGGTTTCCTGCACCGCCGTGTTTTGCGATGCCTGCAGTGCGGCGCCCGACGCCGGGGTAATACGAGAAATGTTAACCGTCATACCATCAGGCGGCAATTCGTGACTGGTGCACATATCCGCGAATGGACGCATGGTGGCAGTCGCCGGAGCATACATGTCGGTCAAATACTGGGGAACCGTTAGACCAACGAACGCGCCGGTGCCAACCGCACGCTGTAGATACTGTGCACGCTCTACGCGCTCCTCTTGCATGTGATGCACAAGTCGGTATTCCGACTCAGGGTCACGGTAGAGGAATTGCTTAGCAATATCACGAATGAACTGTCCACCGGTACGGTCATTACCCTTGTGATAGGTGCGCTCCTCGGCACCAACGCGGGCAACCTGGTCGTATGCCCGTGGCAGACCTTTAACCGTGATCCGGTTGTTGGCTGCCTCTTCGGTTTCGAGTTCGGCAACCTTTGCCCTATTGGCAGCGTCAAGTTTCGCGTTGATGCCAACGAGATCAGCGTTGCGCCGGTCGCGGAGGTCGAACAGGTATTTAACCCTGTCGTCCTCTTCCTCAGTCAGATTAGCGCGACCTTCTTGAGAGCACTTGCCAAGGATATATTTAACCTCGGCAACTGCCTTATCGCGCTCTTTAACTGCCATTTCCAACTCCACCTGAATGGAGTTGATAAGTTCGGTGATATCCATTAGACTCATCCTTATTAGAGCCGGGTTGATTAAGCCCATCTCATTACCGATGTGACTGTCGGCTTATGTATGAGCAATAGATATCGCCGTCGCTGAGTTTGACACGGCCGTTCGTGTTGCCACTGGTGTGACTGCCAGCTCGCAACGTTGATTTCATCCTACATCCAACATCGCCTTAATCATGTCGACACTACGACCCCGCACCGGAACCGGTTCCCCCTGCGGCGCCGTGGCCGTCACGTCCTCCTCATCGGCCGCCAGAAGCTCACGAGCGGCCCGCTGGGCTCCGGCCGGCAGGTGCGCGAGGTCGCGGAGAATCGCGTGCGACCGGGCCGCCACCGACGTAAATGGATTGGCTCCGTAGTTCACGGCGGATACATCGCCACGGTCGATATCGACTTCGTTGATGTTGAACGTCATATAATCATCAGACCATTCGCCATTTGTGATAACAAAAGCGAAAGATGATTCTGTAATGTTCCCATCATCGATAGCGGCGACTAGATCTTTAACATCGGATCGATCCGGATTAGCGAACGCGTCATACTTTAAGCCGCGCTCGTTAGACTCAAGATCCAGGCTACCATTCGTTGTGCGCGCCATAGTGAGACCCTGATGATTCACCAGAAAGGCGACATCCGGATTGGCGGCAACCGTTACGTCGAAGGCGCCATTCGCAACGACCTCTTCGTATTCGCCAAACATATCCCACATCTCGTATGGGATACCGGTCACAGAAGCATAGCCAGTAATCTGAACACGCTGCTGCCCATTATGTTCAACCAACTGACTCCGTAGCTCACCCTTGAATGACTGCTGACGAGCCGCACCAATTCCAGCCTGGTCGGGATGCGCGGCGCGCTCGCGAGCTACCATTTTCCTATCCATTATAGCCTCCTCTACACGCCGGGCTTAATAATCAGTGGCGGTGCTTGTGCTGGCAGTTTCACCGGCCAGAACCTGTCGAATTCTTTCATCTGGGTTTCAGTCAACGGGGCACGGTTGTCTAGTTCACGCGCTTCTGTGATAGTCAATGTGCGGGAAGCGATTTGACGCTCAATCAACTGCGCCCTCGTCATTGGGTCCATTCGCAGGAGAGCGTCTGTATTGAATTTAAGGTAGACGGGCATTGGTAGAAACTCACTAAGCCTATATTCGCGACGCAGGATCGCGGGACCCAAGTGCATGATAAGAAATTGCAAGTTTCGTTGAGTAATATTCGCATACGTAATATTTCCGGACGCGTTGACGGCATCAATGAGATCACCGGGGCAGTCGAAGAACCTAGCGATATCTGCCACTCCATATTGCTTAGCCTCGATCCAGTTGGCGCCAGCGGTCTCAATCTGAATAGGACTATAAGTCCAGTCCTCACCGGACACAAATACATCGCCATTACTTACCGACTGCCGGAAACGCAGCTTGATCTCATCGGCATATTCTCGTTCGATTTCTTTTTGACTATTCTTCAGATGAGCCTTAGGTGCGCCGCCTGTCGCGAACCATTGCTGACAGAAATCCTGAATAGATAGATATTCACCGATGGACCAGGCGGCGTAGGCCACTGGCGACAGCCCGACAGGCAGACCCGGAATAGTGTATTGCTTCTCGTGCCACACGTCGGCCGTTTTAACATCCTGACCGAAGATCTTGTATTTGACTTGTCCTTCGACTACGCGAACCGATACCGCCGACAACGGCACGAGCTGCACCCGCGCGGGCAATTCCCCTACATGCCAACGCTCCTGGATAATACCAATCGAGTTACCGGCGCGATCTAGATCGATCTGTGAGCTGAACAGCCATTCTTGCAATCCCATTTCTTTACCGCCGGGATTGAGAATAACAGCCGGTTTCATTTGCTCAATCTGGATACCGTTTACACGCCGGAAGACATCTAGCGGCATCGTAGAAATTAAATTAGCCCGCAACCGCAGGCAAGCCCAAACAGCCGAGTGACGCATAGCGGTATCGACATTGACCGCTACCGTACCCGACATTTGCGAAATGGGACGAGCGGGAACTACTTGATTGAATGCTGGTGATGTGCGCTTAGTAGGCCAGAACAAACTCATGTGCCCTCACCTCTGCGCGCAATTATGAACGATGCCCCCAATAGTAGGGCACCGGCAACGATGGCACCGAACGACAGGCCAACATAGTGCCAGACAACCGCACCCGCACCGCAGGCCACCAATAGGAGCCCTAGCAGTTCGAGCACGGCGGTGGTTAGCTTTACCATACTGACTTCATAATGTCGTAGTCCGGTTCTGTGTTTTCCATTACCTCTTTAAGGGCACACACCAATGCGGACCAGCCGTCAATCTTGTCAGCCGCGTTAGCCTTATCTGGCTTGACATTGCCAGCGGGGTCCATTGATACCGACAGATTGTCTGTCATCCATCGCATCACAGGATTGCCACCATGGATAAGCTTCTTAGCCAAGATCAGCCGCTGGGCTTCTTTAGTCGGTGGATTAAGCGACGCTACCCCTTGAGTGACACCGACACAGGTAATGCCTTTTTCTCCAAGGCGTCGAACAACATCGGTACCACCCCATCGGTCATAGCCTAATGTTTTGACTTGATAGATTTCAGCATCGGCAAGAATAGCGTCAATGATGTAGTCGTTATCAATGACGTTGCCAGGAGTCAGAGTCAGAAGCTTGTTACGGACCCATACGCTAGCCTGCCCAGCGGTCCGTCGATCCAGATCACGCAACTTATCTTCGGGAATGAAGATACGCCAAATACAGGAGACCGTGTCTGTCTTGCGGTCAGGGAACGCCCAGCACAGCGCGGTCGTGTCGTCCACCGACGACAAGTCGAGGCCACCATGACAGGTCCTGCCAGCCAGCGCGGCCACGTCCAGCTCGCCGGCCGACTCGTCCCACTGCTCCAACCGGATGAACCGGGTGACCTGACGAGTCCGGATTCCCAAGTGAAGCCGCAAAAATCGCGCTAAAGAGGCCGGACTTTGCTTCGCCTTGGTTGCCTCATCTGTGAGAAACGCACGGGAGGGAGATATACCAAAACCGGGATTAGCCAATCGCCACGCGGTTTCACTGAATGGGTCGATTCCCTTTTCAGCCAACTGTGTCTCCGATTCTGCGGCGGCCCACACGACCCCGTAGAAATGCGAATCAACCAGCGCACCACGAGCGAGTTTTTCAAGATGCTCCCTTTTCTCGGAATAGATAGTTCCCGGCTTTCCATCGTCGGGTGTCGTAATCATCAGAATCAACGGTTGTTGCCTGGCGCCGGTTCCTGTCTCGATAGCGTCGACCAGATCCCTTGTCTTATGGATGTGCAATTCATCCACAATGGCGCCGTGGATATTGGCACCGTGCAGCAGTTCCGCTATGGACGATACGGCGAGGAAGTATGAGTCGCTCGGTTTATGAATGACCCGGAATGCCATAGCGCGGAAGTAAAGCTTCAGTTCGGGGGACGATTCAACTAGTGCCTTAACCGGCGAGAAGCAATAGTTAGCTTGTTCTTTTCCAGCCGCCGCTGCAATAACTTGCGCGCCGCCCTCTCCGTCAGCTCCGGTAAGATAAATGGCGATGCCGCCAGCCGTAGTTGTCTTGCCATTCTTACGAGGGATGTCGACCATGGCGGCCCGGATGGCTCTAACATAATCACCCGTATCTGGATCTTTGTAGACCCAACCAAATATAGGCGCGATAATATAAGCGATTTGCCACGAATCTAACTTCAGCTTCTTGCCGGCCCAACGGCCCTGCGTATGGCGCAACATACCGAAAGACCGCATGACCTTATCCACCCGGTCGGCGTCGAACATAGCCCCAGGCAGATCACGCGGTTCTGGAGTTTTCCACAATGGATGCTGCCAGTCGCCTGGCAGTTCATAACCCCGGCTTTCCATATACCATTGGACTTCCGGGGATATTGAACTAACCCGTTGCAGATTGTCCAGTAAAGGGGTTGTCACTATCTTTCGCCTTATCCAACTTGTATTTAGCGCCGCTAACCTTCACTTCGGCGGCAGGCGTCAATCCGTACTCCGTAAACCAGCGTCGGACCTCGGCTGTCGCTTGCAACATCGTCCGAACAGCCGCCGTCTGCCGAGTGCCACCATTGAGCATGTCCTCAGAAATGCCACTCCTGTGGACTTCGAGCATTGCCTCATGCCACATAGAATGCACTTGGCAAACATGGTGCAATGCGTCTAAATCAATCTCACGAGCTACGTCAACACGAAACAATTCCGGTACAATACGACGCCAAATAGCCCGGCCTTCTTTATCTAAAGTATCGGGAGGCTCGGGAATAGTGCGCTTAAAGGATGGCGCAGCGGGAATAGGGCGACCTCCGCTGTCTAAAGGCTCACCCTGCATATTTATACCGCGCCCATTCAGCACCTTGAGTGCC